ATTGTCGCTGATGTCGATGTTACCCGAGGTTTGCAATGCCGGAAAGTCTGCCGTAGCATTCTCGCTGATGTCGATGTAACCCGAGGTTTGCAATGCCGGAAAGTCTGCCGTAGCATTCGGTCTGATGTCGATGTTACCCGAGGTTTGCAATGCCGGAAAGTCTGCCGTAGCATTCTCGCTGATGTAGATGTAACCTGTTACTTCAGTAACATCTTTAAAATCGTTTTGATTCTCTTTCGTAATCGTTAAATCTCCTGTTATTTTCATAATTTTAGTTTTAGATTTTCCCTTTAAATTGTTTTTTGATATTTACTTCTTTTTTAAATTCATCCAATGCTTTTTGTATAGTCGTTATTTTTGTCAGCATCTCCTCAACCTGTTCCGGTTCGTTCATGTCGTTCCATAATTTAATCGTTCTATTGCAGTCTGAAATTCTTATTATGGCTGTTCCGTCTTTGTAAATCTTAGTGAAGATTACTGCCATAGAGTTAATGCTTTTTGGAGCTAAAAACACTTTTTTATTGTAGGTTACGTGCTCTTTTTTTTTCTTTTTAGCCATTTAACACTCGAATAATGCCCACCATTTAAAAGCAAGCTCGTTATATTTTGTTTTTCCAGACTTATACAACTCATCATCCCTACGGATCGGAACTTTGAATACTTTAAAATTCTCTTTCGAAACTCCAATTACAACATCTTGATTGCTTCCTGCTATATCCATATACCAAGCACGCTGTCTGTCGTAGTCGAAGTATCTGACTGCTTCTTCAAATTGCTTTTGGGTTGTTGCAGTGGTGCTTTTTAAGTCACCGCCCCAACCCAAACTATTCATCCATAAATCCCACTTACATCTTACATCTAATCTGAACCTCACATCATCATCATAAATGAACTCGCGGTTAATAATCATAACCTTTTGCATATCACTTTGCGAAAGAATATTTTTTGCTAATGGATCCATCATAAAAGATTTTTTCATTTGTAATGCTTTCTCAAATTCCTCATCTGTGTATTGAGCTCCATCTACTTGTTTTTTGAAAAAATCAACTTTAAATGGTTCTGTTATGATGGCATCTAATAAAGTACCGAAGCGATAAGCTTTTTCTTTTACAACTTCATCCTGTTCTGGTTCCCAAAAACTTTTTAACCAGCTCAAATCTGAATTACTTACTTCTTTTCTGCTAAAATATGCATCCATTATTTTCTATTTACTGCTTTATAAACTGGCTCATACTTCAAGTTTTCAGAAACAATCATATCGCCCGATTTGTGTCCTACTTTTTCACAATATGCTTTCATTTGTGCAATTGTTTTTTTCTCAAGTTCCGGAACAGTCAAAGTCATTCCTTCTCTTTGAAACCAAAAAGTGAAAATTTCAGCAATTGCAGTTTTGTTAAGCAATGTGATTTTATAACCATCTCTGGTCTCTGGAGCAACTGATTCCGTTAAAACTATATTGTCCATCATTGCATTGGTTTGTTCAGCAACTTTGTTTAATTCTACTTCTTTAGCTGCTCGTTCTTTTTCTGCTTCAGCATCAGCTTTAATTTTTGCTTCAGCATCAGCTTCACGTTTAGCTTTTTCAGCCGCTAATCTTTCGGCTTCTTCTTTTCCAGCTTTTGCTATTTCCTCAAGACTTGTTTTGAGAGATGGAAGTTTTTCAATTAGTTCAGCTTTGAATTTTTGTAAATCACCAACTACAACCGCAGATATTAAATTGAAATCTTTGGTTTCAAAGAAATTATTAATTATCGCAGACAACTCTTCTTTTGAGTTATATCTCAAAAAATAGTTTATAGAAAAAGAATCGTAGTGTTCTTTATCATACTTTAAAATAAGGGACTTCAACGCTTTTGATTTTTCTTCAAAGTTTTCAATAGTTATATTATTGAATGAATTTTGAAGTTTTTGTTTTCTCTCTAAAATGTGGTTTTGAACATATTCAGACAACTGAGTTTCTAAAGAGTTTTTAATATCAATTATTTCATTTTCTTTATCAAGTTTAGCTTGGGCTTCCGCTTGTTTTTTTGCTTCTTCATCTCTTAGCTTTTTCACGTAAGCATCTCGGTAAGATTGAATTTTTGCAGGTATTGAATCTAATTTTTTTGGATCCAATTTCCCTTCAGTTTCAGTAAACTGTTTTCTGATGTTATCAAAGAATGCTGTAATTGGTTTTCTTTGTACTTCAATGTCATTTTTTGCAGTTCTACAATTAACCAGGTACTTGTTACATCTTTCGTCAAGTTCGGCATTCATGCCTTGTTCTTGAATTGCTTTAATGATGTTTTCTCCAACAGTAAGAGCTTTATCAACTCTTACTGCACTTGTTTGTAAAATTTCCGAACCGCTTACAATTACTTCTTGTAATTGATTTTGTGTAATTAATTCGCTCATGTATCTAAATTTGATTGTTATTAAAATGCGTCATCATCGTTCGTAGAAGCTGAAGCAGGAATATCTTCGTAAGTTTGATACTCTGGCGTTTCAGCAATAGTTTGAATTGGATGTATTAATTCTGGATTTACTGATTTCATTTCCTCATCCTCGTCCATTTCAACTCCAAACTGCTCAACATCTGGAGGAGTAGTTCCAACTGCCCAACATTTCTCTTTGCAGGCATGTTTGATAATTTTTGTTCTTAAGAAACCAGGTTCCGGAGAAGTTCCGCCTATCACACCATTATCCCAAAGCGACTCTGATAAATAAGGTCCGTTTTGTCCTTGCTTTTGAACAGTATTAGGATTAGGCGATTTCTTTCTCCAAGCATCAAAATCAGATTTCCTGTAAATGAAAAATCTATCATTTCCTTTCTCATCAATTACAAATCGAACATAACCTGCAATAATTTCTTCTGTTTCAAATTTTTCTACGTGTCTGATTACATGACCATTTTCTACTTCAAAAATATCGCCTCTAAAAACAAGCTTTGCCTGTTCTACATATTGAACCTGGTTAGTTTTGATAAGTCTACGAACGTGCGCTCCAGCTTGTCTCATTAAAGTTACTTTTCCTTTGTAAGCAACTAAATACACCTCGTTGTCTTCTGGGTCGAAAGAATATCCGTTTACTGCAGCAGTTACAAAACAAGCATACAAACTGAATTTATCAGAATTAGCTAATTGTTGATTGTTTGAAATTTGTTGATTAAAGAAAACCAACTGTCTGTGGTACATCAAATCGCCTTGTTGCGACTTGTGAGATAGGTTGTAGTTTTTAATAAATCTGTCTCTTACGATTTCAAGCTCTGCAAGTTTGTTTGCAGGTGTGTTTTGGATTAACTCCATTGTTACGTTTTTACTCATAATTTTGATTGTTATTTAATTAAAATTCATAATATTTAATAAACCCGATAGAAGCCATTATTGCTATATATACAACAGCTATTGCTATAGCGACAAACAATGCTTTTTTAAGAAGTTTTCCCATTTCTTCGTCTTCCTGTCCTATGTATTTTCTTTTACCGTGTTCCATTGTGGTTTTATTTTGGTTACTAAAATGATTTTTCCTCTTTTTGAGTAGTCTTTGTTTATTTCAGATATAGGCTTCTGAAATACGGGGTCGTTAACTAATTCTCTAACCCGTTCGGCTATTTTTCTTGTATACATTTTTATATTTTTAAAACATAAATTTTCATTTAACAACCATCATCAAGATAGTTTTCTACTGCTTCCCGATGGTATTCGGGATATGTGCCGTTCATATCTTCAAGAATTGATTCAATAAGATTACGTTTGTTAATACTAAATAAAAGCAATAGCCGCTCTTGTGCTTCTACAACAGTTATCTGCCCATCATTTAGCTCGGTGCATATTTTATAAATATCTTCTTTCATAAGTCATTTTTTAAACCATCTACATATTCAATAATTTCCAATATTTCAACAAAATTGCTGAAATGTATTCTTTTAGGCTCGTGCACGAATTTTACTGAAATTGTGCCGTCTTTTAGCAAATTAACACTCCCTTCAATGGACGGGTGTTTTACTATATTTTCAAAAATTGTTTTGTGTGCTTCTTCTAACATTTTAATGAATTTAAAATTTCAGCAGTTATGTTTTGTCTTTCTTCTTTTAACTCTTGAGCTAATTTTTTTAATCCAATCTCATTCGCTAACGATATAAGTACTGTGGATTTATCATAAATCCAATCGTCATTAAAATTAATTTTGTCAAACTCATTTTTAATGAGTTCTATTAATTTTTCTTTTGATTTTTTTGAAAGTGCCATTACCCTAAAGTTTTCCCAAAAGATTTTTCAATAAGATCATTCAAAGCCTTCTGAATGTTTATAAGAGCTATATTGTTACTACTGTACATATCGCTAACTATTGCGCTTTCAAGCGTTATGTCGTAGTCTCCAGCATACGGCGCAAATTCCCAGCTACCTCCGAAAGAAGCCGATAGCTCATTTATACCAACAGTATAATTTACATAGCCTATTATTTCGTCTTTTATAGTTATTTCGGTTTCGCCATTTATCGTAGTTTCGCCGTCTAATTCTTTATTTACAACATCTACATAGATTGTTTCAAGAATTATTTTTGTTAAATCGTTTAGTTTTTTCATATCTTTGTCGTTCTAAAATTTGGTTATTTACTCAGTAACTAAAATTTGATTGTAACCGTTCATTGCTCGTGAACGGTTTTTTTATTTTACTAATTCTAAATATTCGCACCACACTCCGCTAATTTTAACACCGCTTTCGCTTTCAATATCTAGGTCATATTTACTTCTTTGATTTTTACAAAGAATAGTTACAACCTCATCCTTCTTAATTATCTCACCTCCTAAATTCTGCTGTTCGGTTGTTACAATTGCTTTTTTACCTCTGAAAAACTCTCTTGATTTTCTGCTTACAAATTGTGATGTCATGATTATTTTCTTAAATGTTTTGGTTTGCTATTTTTATTTCCAGAACTCAACGCTTCTAAATAATTATTCACTTTCTCTTTTTGAGTAGGTTCTTTCTTGATGGCTTTGCGCTCACTTGCATCACCATCAAGTCCGAAACCAAGTCTTTTGAGTAACTCTCCAGACTTATTATAAATGTCCCTCAACATTTTAATATCTTGTTTTGAAATTTCCATTTCTCTAATCTTTTATAGCTTTAAACAATTCCTCTAAAAGCTTCGTTTCTTTATTATCAAGGATTTTTATAACATTTGGAGTTGTAGTAGTTTCAATATTGATAATTTTCATTAATGCTTCTTTGAAAATTTCAACTTCATCACCCTGTAATTCTACATTAAATAATACTTGCTTTTGAGCTTTCATTTTGTTAGGAATTAGCGTGCTCTACTTCAAAAATTTCTTCATCTGTCAAACCAGTAAATTCCTTTATTGCTTCAATGGATTCAATTTTAGTTAGGTTTGCGTGAACAGGTTCAGAATTTATCCATCTTCTCATCGTGATGTAAGATTTCCCTAGCTTTAAAGCAATTCTCATTTTTACCTCGTCGTTACCTAGTCTCTCTTTTGCTAATGGTGTAAGTATCATTTGTTATAAATTTTAATATTGTTGATTAATTAGGCTAATACTAAACACCCAGCTTCTTCTAAACCATCATTTTGATTGTTTTTAGGAGTGGTGTATTCTCTCATATCAACCTCAACTTTCCAAGTAGTATATTGTGGCTCTTGTCTAATAGAAATAATCCAAGCATCTAATTCCGCATCAGTCATTTCTACCTCAACTTTTGTGTTTTGTTTTTGTGTTTTAAAAACTTTACTGAATAATGTGATTAGTGTTTTCATATATTTTGTACTTTTGATAATTCAATTTTGATACAGCAAAGATATACAATTTTTTTATAACTATAAATATTTTTATAACTTTTTTACATCTTTTTATAAAAATATTTTATAACCTATATGTAAATGATTGAAATTAAAAGAAATAGAAACAATGAAAAGCTTATAAAAGCTGTAAATTCTTTACAACTTGAATTCCCAGTAGCTGAAATTTCAGAGAGATTAAAAGTTGATAAAGGAAACTTATCATCATACTTGAACAACAAAAAATCAGTTTCCAGTAAATTTTTAGAAAAGTTTGCTGCTGAATTTAATATTGACTTTAATGAGTTTGAAACCACCAATAGTGATGATGATTATGAAGAATTAGAAAAAGAACCTACTGGATATTATTACCCAGAGGTTTCGGCAGCGGCTGGTATGGATAAAGAAATGCAAAACGAAGACTTAAAACGTATTCCTGTAACAATACCAGGTTGGGATAAAGAAATTTCATTTATCAATGTGTATGGCGATAGCATGTATCCTAAATACAATGCTGGTGAGATAATCGGTGTTAAGATTATCGAGTTTCAATATTTGAATTACGGTTATCCCTATGTAGTAGTTTTGAATAATGGTGATACTTATATTAAGATTGTTCAACCAGGTTCTGACAACGAACATTTATTGTTAGTTAGTATAAACGAATTTTATAAACCAAAAGAATTTCACTTGAGTTTGATTAAGAGCTTCTATTCGATCAAAGGTGTTATCAAAAAAGAAATGATGTAATTATGAAGAAAAATATTTTAATTGTAATAATCTTATTATGTGTTTTAGGGTTTTCTCAAGGAAATAAAGCGTATCGAGTTTACTTAAGAGATGGTTCAACAATGGATGTAATAAACTTAGTTAAAGTTCCAAACGCTATTAATTGTGAGAGTATAGATGGCATGAATAGTCTTTCTTTTTCTGAAAAAGAATATTATTCATACCGGGTTTTAAATACTCAAATACCATTTTTTGAATTTAAAAATAAAAAATTTACAGATTATGTCGTTGTAAGCATTGATTCTCTATCTCAAAAAAAATTATATGATAGGACTTTGAATTGGATTAAAGAAAAATATAAAAATCCAGACAAAGTAATAAAAATGACTATTGATAACGAAAAAATTAGAATTGAAGGATATAAAGAAGATTTATATTGCTATCATTTTAAAGTTTTAGGAAGTGAAAATGTTAATTGCTATAACGGTACTTACACTATTGAAATTTCTTTTAAAGATGGTAAATATAAATTTGACCCAAGTTATTTGGAATATCATATCCCTCCTATCCAAGACATAAGTTCACGTGATATTTCATTAAGTTTAGATGATTTTAGTGTTTATTACGACAAAAATGGAATATTGCTTAAATCTTATGAGTACATTCCAATAACAATAGATGATTTATTTAATACGTTGAACCCTGAGTTGTATGATTACATATTAACCGCAGGAAAAAAAGATAATTGGTAATGTATACTTCAGACATTAAAATATTTGAACTTATACTCATTCTTAAGCAATTAAGAATGATTCGTTTTAAGTCTGAATTTTTAAATACTATCGGGGTTTTAAAGCAAAATGAGTATAGAATAAAACAAGGGCTTGCGCATTTCACTCATGAGCATATAGAAATAATTTGTAAAATATTCAACGTAAATGCAAATTGGATTTATGGTATAGAAGAAAATGTATTCAGAACATCTCAAACCTCAACAAACACAAGAGGTTTAAGAGTTTCAATGCCGGCAACCCTAAAATGTAATTACAAAAATGGCAAAAACACTATTATTTAACTGTGCCTACTCAGATGTGTGGGTACACCCCACAAATTGGCGCACTCTGACAACTCAAAAGAGCTTAAAGCTAAATTGGTATGTAGAATGCAAATTTTATGACCCATTGTTTAAAGAAAAATACCCGAAAGGATTTCCGTTCCGGAAAAGATTAAACCGATTACGTTCACTCGAAGAACGCAAATCAGCTATTGAATTGTTGTTAAAAGAAATTCCAGTTCTTTTTGAAAAAAAAGGATACAACCCAATCACAAAACAATATATGATAAAGCAGGAAAAAGTGTTTGATTACAATGTTTTGTCTTCGGAATTGCCTATAATGAGAGCGTTCCGGTTGGCACACGAAAAAATAAATGCTTCTCAAAAACACAAGGACCAAATACGTTTCGCTTTAAATAGACTTGAAGTTGCTGTAAATAAATTGCGCTACAATGAAATTAAGATTGGTAATTTAAAGCGCAGCGAATTAAAAAGCATTCTTGATTTTTTAGATTTGCCGGATAATTATTATAACAAGTTCCGGGCGTACCTATCTTCTTTGTTTTGCGAGCTTTTGGAGTATGGATGTTGCGAGTATAACTTGGCTCGTGATTTGCGAAAACGGAAAACAGTAAAAAATATACGCGAAGTTTTAGAAATCGATGTTTTGAAACAAATTCTTGATTTTTTAAAAGTTGAACACCCTGTGTTTTATAACTACACTGTTTTATTTTTTTATTCCGGCGCAAGGAGTTCTGAGTTATTCCGGCTAAAAAAATGCGATGTAGATTTGGAAAAACAGGAATACAAGGTTATTATTCAAAAAGGGAAGCAGTATACAGAAACAAAAAAGGTAATTTTGAATATAGCCCTACCCTATTGGCAAAAAGCTATACAAATAGGTCAAAAAGATGATTATTTATTTAGTACTAATTTGGTTCCGGGACAAAAAACAGTAAATCCAAATCAAATAACCCGGCGTTGGAAATACCACGTAAAAAATAAGCTGGTAATAAAAGACGGTAAAGTAGTTGAAAGAATTAATTTAGATAAAAATGACACTGATTTCAAGGAAATAACCTCTGATTTTTATGCGTTAAAGCATTTATTTTTAGACATAATTGATACTGAAACTTCGGGAGGTAAATTATCAAGCCAATTAGCTTCTCATACGTCTGAAAATATAACAAATAAAGTTTACTTGGTTGGAAGAGAAAGCCGAAAAAATGAAGCTCTTAAAAATATCGATATAAATATTTTAAATTTGTAGCATGAATTGGAAGGATATAATTGCCAGTATTGTCTTTATTTTAATAATCGGTTGGGTTTTATGGCAACACTTGAATAGCCACCCGTCGGACAAATACCATAATGACAGTTGGCGATAGGATAGGCGAAAAAGAAAAAAATAACCCCTCGATTGAGGGGTTTGCTGTTAATCTTCGTTTACATAAACATAAATGTTTACAAAACCTGTAAAATACCCTTTTTTGGACTTTTGTTGTCCAAAATATTCTAATATTTCAAACTTTTTATCATCTGAAATCCAAGATTTTAAAGTTTCTTGACCTAAGTTATTTTCTTGATCATCAATCTTTGTTATATTTATTTCTCCTAAAAAACAAGGAGAAATAAAGTCTTCTAAGATGGTTATATTTCTAAAATTGAATTTTTCTTTTAATTCTAAAGCAAGTTCGGAATTATTTGGTAGGTCTTTTTGACCTATATTTTTTATTAATTCTTTTTTAATATCAAAAAGAAAATTTTCATTTGTTGTTTTCATAATTTTTCATTTAATTTTCTATAATTATTTTTTTTGATTTTTCTTGAATAAATTTAACTAAATCAAGATAGTTTTTTTCATTGAAAGAATGTCCCGGGGCATCGTTTTTTTTCTTTCGGAATGTGGAATAAGTAACTCCCATAGCTTCGGCTGCCTTAACTCCGCTCATTCCAAAGTCGTCAAGAATTTTCAATATTTTTTCTTTTACTTCATTAGCATCCATAAGATTGTAATTAAAATTAATACTCCCAAAATAACATCGTAGATTGAAAATTCAATTTCAATTTCATAATCAATTTCTTTTTCCCAAAGGTTTTTAAAAAACCCAATAATTGCTTTTATCATAATTTTTATTATAACTTTGCAAAGTGAATTGGAGAGAGGCGAACCCCTCTCCTTTTTACCACTTTAAGTTAATAAACTTAAGAACTTCATTAAGCTGGCTGTTATCACTCAGCTTGCGGAACAGTATAGACCGCATTGAAAGTGTTTTTAGTAATACCATAATGAAACATTAATCTAAACCACAAAAAACAATACATTGTGCTTTTTTTATGTTTCATATTCCAAGTATCAATTCTTTGTGGGAAAACGTAACAAAAATTTACAACGTGAAATGTCACTTGTTTTTTGAAGTTTTTAAATAAAGTTGGTTTTTCAAAACTAATATTTTTCATAATTTGTGATTTTAAAAAGCCGAAGTGATAACAGCGGTTACACAATATTGCCACTTCGGGAGTTATTTAATGTTGTTTTTGTACTTGTTTTGTTAGTTGTTTAATCAAATGTTTTCGCTTACTTTTGGCAACATCGTGTAGCCACCAAACGAAATTCGTAGCAGGATTTTCCAGCTTTTTTTTGTTCGTTTAAAGTGGATTTTCACTTTAAAATTCATATTCAAATGAATTAGGTTAAACAAATTTGTAATTGACTTGAGAACTACCTCTTAATTACTCTACAAATATACGGTACAATTTTGTACCGTGCAAATAAAAAAGTAACTTTTTTTCAAAAAAATGCAAATTTTAACATTTGAAGCTATTTTACTGGCTTCATAGCATAAAAAAAGCGTCCATTTCTGAACGCTAAAAACTAATCTAAATATGAAAAACTATTACTCTTTTTTCTTTTCGATTTTTAATATGTGGCTTTCGCCACAATTATTATAGGTTTTAGCAGTAAATTGCTTTTTACCTAAAAATCGGGTTTTGATGCCGAGAAAGCTCCATTGTCGCCTTTCCCAATAGGCTACGGCATCGGTTTTATTGTTGAAAACTCTTTCGGTTATTTTTAGCTTCAAACTATCATTTTCGTATTTAACAAACCCCTTTATAGTAAGGCACTTTGTGCTGTCAATGATAGGTGTTGAGGTTGGAATATTGCCTTTGACGGCATTTATAATTTTTTGCAAATCAATTTCTTTTGTTGTTGTATCACTATACTTCAAACTTTGCGAAATAATGCTTTGAATATGCTTGTAATTTATTTTGTCAGTGTCTAATTTTTTACCCAAATCTTTATTGCTATATTGCAAATAATCTTGTATTTCTTGACTTGTCAAATTTTGACTTGTAAATCTTAGACTATCTGCTTTTCGCAACTGACTTGCATTTTCAGTTTGGCGTATGTTTTCCGCTTTTTGGAATTGCCAGTCCTTGTAGAACCAAACGGCTACAACCATTCCTGCAACAATTAAAAGTGTTTTTAAATTGTGTAGAGTTAAAAGATAGCGCATAATTATTTACTTTTACGATATTCACTTGGTGGAATTGGATTTGGAGCACTCCACAAGCCTACTTTATTTTTTCTTGCATTATCTTCCAAAGCCTGCAAGTATTTTGATTTGTCGTATTTTGAATAATGCCACGCCAAACCATTTTTCAGCAATTCCTCCGAAAGATTTTTATTATCATACAAAATCCAAGCAACCTCTCTGCCGTATTGGTCATGCGTACTTATTTTTACTTTAACTTGTTTTGCAAAAATCTCGGTTGCCGAAAATTGGCGGGCAACTTCTCCAAAATCTTGTTTTTTTTCGGGGCAATCCACTCCGGCAAGCCGAATAGTATGCTGTGTATTCAAACTATCAAGCACGACAAACGTATCTCCGTCTTTAATTTTAACAACCTTACCTGTGTAGGTAGTTTGCGCAATTCCAATGAATGCTACTAATAGTGCTAATGCTAATAATGATTTTTTCATTTTATTCTATTGTTAAATTAATTTCTTTCGCTTTTTGCAATTTGGCAAATAACTTGTCAAATGCTTTTCTTGAATTACCTATAAAATCTGTAGCTCTTGTTTGTCCGACTAAAATACAACCCTCTGTATCGTGGTTTGTATTTCCGGAATGAATGCGTACGCCTTCAAAATTTGGAACATTTAAAAGCAAAGGCAAATCCTTCTTAAATCTTGTAGAGCGATTTATTATCACTTTGTATTTTCCTTTTGGAATAGCAGTTTCGTTCTTGATTTTTACTGCACGCTCTACATCTTCAAGAGTATAGCACTCAAATTTTCCATCAACAAATAATTCGCCAATGGTCGAATTTAAAGTTTTATGTATTCTTTTTAAAAGTAGTTCCATTATTGATTTTCGTTTGGTTTTTCTTTAAAATCTTTTAAGTCCATTTCTTTGTTGAAATTTTCTATTTTTCCAATTATAGCATCGGGTGGAAATGCGCCATTTGTTATAATTTTCATGTTTTTCATTGCGGATAAAGATGGGTAGAAAATAACAAGCAATCTACCTACCATTTTGATATAACGATATACCAAATCGTCCTCTATTGTGAGGTGCGCCAAACCTTCCATAATGAAGCCAAAAGCTACCACCATTGACACTTTAATACCAAAACCAGTAATATTTTTTTTGAAATCCCAATCTTTTTTGATTTTTAAATGAACATAGCTCCCTAAAAGATGGTCTAAGGCTATCGAACCTAATGCTATAGACACGTAGTCTATGTTGTTAATGAGCCAATTTGTAATACTTGGGAATACAAGGCTTGGTATTAGACTTATCAATGTTGATAGTTTCAACGATAGTTGTATGTTTTCTATATTTTGTGTTATGAAATTTCTCATTAGTCTGTAGTTTTTGTATATTCTGCAATCAACCGGAAATGATATTGTTGCAAATTGTTATTGTAGTAGAAAAGAAAAAGAATAGATCCAAATTGGTCTATGATAATTTCAGTTTTAAATTTATAGTTTTCAGTTTGATATATGCCATTTGCTCCTTCGGAGTTGATTTTAGCATAAAAAATACTACCATATTGATTAACGACTTTTACAAAGCCATCTACTGATATAAATTCTTCTACATTTTCAGCTATAACATGAGGTGTATAATCCGTTGTGCTGATAGAACTTATTACTTTTCTATAAATAGGCTTGCCATTTATCCATTTTTCGCCGGTTAAAGTTTCATCTATTGAATAGCCGCCCCCCGACGGCGTATTAAAATTTGGCAAAAATGGTTCAAAATTAAGAATCAAATCGCTCACGGATTGAAAACCATTTCCGTCTATCATTATAGTGTCAATGCTTTCGTTTGAAAAAACAGTGTCTTTTTTGTCAAAAATAGAAACCAGAGATACTTTATTCCCCGCGGACTTTATTAATTCATATTTTTTAGGATATGGAAATCCATTAATGGTAAACATTTTATCGCTAAAATTTCTTAAATCTAATTTATTTGGTTTATTTGCCATTTTATTTTATAATTTCGGTTGTATAATTTCGTTTAAAATTACAAGTAGTATCATTCCAGCTTGGATAATCACTAATATTTCTTTCTACAAATAATTTTATTTCTTCAAAAAGAAATTTTGCCTCAGATTGTTTCTTGTAATAGTAGTTTTTTCTTTCGTCTATTGAAAGCGGCTGGCTATTTGGATTTGTTTTTATGACCATCCCAAAAGAGGTAGAAACGGCACCAGAGCTCATCACAAATCTTGCATAAGCAAAATAAGACAACATTATTTCTATTCCTTCAAAATGATAAGTTCTGTTTTTCCAGGTATATTCGCCGCCGGCTAATAGTTTTTGATATTTTGGTTCTGCTCTAAACTCTATCAAATCCATAAAGAAATCTTCTCGAACCAACGGTTTGAAATCGAATAGCTGTGCTTCTCGACAATACGTTTTGAATGCTTCGGCATCATAGCCAATAGCAACTTGCAATTTACTTGCTACTATATCTTTACTAATTAGCAATTCCATTTCCGGTGGGATTTTTATTATAATCTACGGTTCCGTCATCTAATAATTTGTACTGTTTTATGGTCCAATTATTAGATGGATTTATAGGGTGTTTGTAATTTCTAAATAATTCAGAAAACAATATTTCTAACTTCTCTTGGTCTTTTGATATTAGAGCGTTATAAACTGATTGTGCCTTTATCAAATCTTCTCCCGACGTATTGCCAAGTTTTCCGGCTACATAATCTATCAGCTGAGGCGGAATGTTCTTAAATGCTTTTCTAATAAAATTTGCGCTCGAATCTTCAAAATGCGCATATTTATCCGGTTTGGTATTATTTACTATTGTATCAAATTTAAAATGCCCGCTTTTTTCCCTCTCATCATCCCAATCATCTTCTAAAAGCATTTTAGAATTAGCATTCTCTATTCCCGAAATCTCTTGTATATTTTTTTTGAAATTTGACCGAGCTTCTTCATTATCGAATTTTCGGTGTCTGATAATCGTAATGTCTTCAAAACCCCTATCTACTGTTCCTACATAGTATAAACCGAGTTTATGCTCTACAGTTGCAAAAGTATAAGCTACTTCAATTAATGATTTTGGGTAAGTGTGTTTATTTGAGAGTTTGAAAAATAAAATCTGTCCTTTGTAAAATTCCCAACCACCAGCAGCTTCTACTTGTGCCTGTATAACTTCAGGTATTGGGTTGTAAGTGTCCAGTACATCTATTTCTTCTTTCTTTAAATTCTTACCCCACCCTTTTTTGCTTACCAGTATTTTTCCAGAAAAATTATCGCTATCCGGCTTTCCCAAACGGCAAAGTGTAAATGGTACAACCTCAAAACTATCTTTCTCATAGTTGAGGTTGTAGTTTACATGAATGAACACTCCTTGGTGTCTTGAAATAGGCTCGGCGATGTTAAATAGTAAATCGTTTGGCGTAGTTATTTCAAATGGATTTTCTGAAAGATTTATTTTTGATAAATCCACTTCAAATCCGCCCCCGGCTAAAAAAGTCTCGTAAGTCCAAGCGCATTGAAAAGCTGTTGGAGAATTATCGATGAGATTTTCTACAACAAGTGGTTTTAAATTATCTTCTCCATTGAAAATAATACCTAAACGCTTGTTGTATATCTGCATCGGCTCCTCAGTATACGATTTAACTATTTCTGACTTCATTTATTTTTTTACTTTTTAGGGCTTCCTGTCTTTCCGTTTTTGTCTTTTGTGTCTTGTGGAGTGATGACTGAATCTAAAAAAGCATTAAATTCCTCTGAAGACATTTCAAATAACTCCTTTGCAGAAATTGATTTGTCCTCTTTGTTGAAATTATCTTCAATTCTTACAAATCCTTTTTCAATAAGAGAATTAATTTTGGCTTTTAAAGCCTCTTCTTTTTCTTGAGTTTCTGCCTCAAGTTTAGCTTCTGCTTTTGCTTCTTCAAATTTCTCTACCTTTTTTTCCCATTCTTTTGGAAATTTTTCAAATAGTGAAATTCTATTTTTATTTTTTGATAAAAGCTCTATTGCTTTTTCGTCTGTAATGTTGTGTTCAGAATAAGATTGACTTGTTCCAGCCATAACTATTACTTTACCTTTTTTTAATTTAAAATCAGGCTTTGTGTCTTTTTTATTTGTTTCCATTTTTTCAGTATTAGGATTATAATTTTTTATTTTTGATATATACCCTTGTATTTTTGTAGGGCAAAAAGAACAGGTCTCTCCGAATATCAATTCATGCAGCCTGAATTGATATTCGGAGAGAC